TGTTGCCAGTATCTTGGGTCTTTCATCTTAGCTTCAACATCAGCTTGACTTACTTGACCTGCAGGCACACCAGTAGGAGATACAGTGCTTCCTTTTGTTTGTTCGATAACATGTTCCAATGCTTTGATACCTGCAGAACTTGAACCTAATGTAGCTACTGCTTCTTGCATAGCAGGATCAGGAAAGAACTTATTCATCCATAACTGAACGGCTTCTACTCTAGCTGTTGCGTTATCTCCTAATTCTTTTGATACAGATTCAAGATCAACCTGTTGACCACCTACTGCATTAGCGTACTTTTCAATCCCCTCAGCAAATTCTGTTTGACTTAATCCATTCTCCCATGAATAGTTAGACCACCAGTTAAGTAACTCATTGTCTACAGCCTCAGCTTCATCTATAGATTCTGGTAATACATACTCACCTACTGACGCAGGTCGTTCTGCAAAAGCTTCTGTTTCCATTTCTTCCATAAGCTTAGTACGTATATCTTCTTCGCCTTTACCTAGCTTACCCTCTAGTTCACTATATGCCTTTGCCATATCAGCAGGGTCATTAAACTTTTCTGGTAACCATTCTGGTCTTGAAATTTCTGTAGGTGCAGTTTCTACTGCAGGTGTTTCGGTTGTTTCGGTTGCAGGTGCTTCTGCTTGTAGTAAAGTATCTTCTGCCATATTACCCTCTTATGGTTGTTTTATTTTGCTTGTATATTTTTAAGTCTTCTACTTAAAACTTTTTTCTTCTTTAGTTTGTCAGCTTCTTTCTTTTTCTTTTCTTCAAGTGCCTTTTTCTTTTTTAATGCATCTTTTTTTTTCTGCTCTTCCATTAATTGTTTTGTTGCAAATGGCATTATTTAATCCTTTCTGAATGTTGAATACGTTTAGCTATTAGTGCTACCAAATACCTTTGACCCTCAAGATGCCTTAACTCTTCATTAGTTATGTTTGCACCTGATATAGCTTCAATGGTAATTGATTTAAGATACTGCAACGTAGCCAGTCCACTCGGTGTGTTGAATGTACTGGCTAAGTCGAGGGAGATTTTTTGATCTTGTTCTTGTGAGCGTGGATACCCGTCAACCCCTAAGTGCTTGGACATTTTCCTCTAATCCTTGTTGTTGCATTTGTTGAGCCAACTCAACCATCTTTTGTCTTTCACCTACATCTCTTATTAAATGGTCTGGCACACCAAATTTCTTGGCTAGATAGATTGCTGTTTCCTCTGAGGAGACAAGGAGATTAATAACCTCAGGACCGAAACGACCTGCGACCATTTCAAGAAACCTATCTAAAGACACAATGTCTTGGTTTGATTGTGCTTGTGCCAGTGGAGAAACACTTTTTATCTTTACTTCTCTGCCATTAACAGTAGGTATTTCTATCCTACCTTGCTTGCTTAAAAGATAAACTACACGTTGAAGAACGGGTTGAACCATCTCTGCTTGAAGCCTGCCAAATGCAGAACCTATCTTACGAGATAAATCAGCCATACGTTCCGCTACCTCAGTAGCTGATGCAGGTGTTTTATTAGGATCACCAAGCATGTCATTATACAATGCACGCTTAATATTATTTCTCATGTCATTAAGAACCAAGTTAGCTACATCAAAGTTACCTGCTGATCTTATAGGCTGTAAACCTTGTGAGTTTGGTGCTTTAGGAATAACTGTGCCGGGAACAAGATTGATTGTGTCAACGTTAATAACACCATCATCATCCATCTGATAGATACCTGATATAGACATCTGTGCATTTTCTAATACTAATTCTATTGTAAGGTTAGCACTTTTAATTGCACTCAATGCATTAATTGCAGGACCTCTACCATAAATTTCACCTGAGGCTTTGCTCCATCTAAATGCTATAAATGGATTAGAACCTACACCCGTATATATCTCTTCCATGATTACGTCTTTATCGGCTAGTTCAATAACCATAAAAGAATATTTCTCTACGTTAGGTTCGTCATATAACTTACATGAAACCTCTAATAACTTACACTTTGTCTCAGGATATTCCTGCATCTTCTTAATTACTTTTTCGCTAAACACGCCATTAGGATAAGCAACCATAAGATCAGAATACTTTAGTTCACGCTCTCTATAAACATGATCCACTCTACCATCAGGTCCAGTATCAAGAACAACGTGTGGCAATGGTACAGAATGAAATCTTATAGGGTTAATAGCATCTCCCTCTGTAATTAAAAGAACGGCAGTTCCTAAAGCAAGGTCTATGAAACATTCATGTATCTCTTGAGCAAAGTTAGATGTCTGTATAACTTCAAATATATATTCAGTTACTTTATCTAGTTCATTATTAATTTGATCCGCTTCGCCCTCAGGTACTTCGCTACCTGCAACAAAGTCTGCCCATCTAGCAAAGTTAGGAACTAATCCTGACTGTAGTCTTGATGCAAATTCTTGAACACCAACTACAGCAGTCTCGTCAAATATCTTGTCATCTCGTCTTTGACCGGGTGTATACTTCTTAAAGCCTTGACGTTGTGGCAGACAGTATTCAAATATCTCATCATACAAGTCTTCAAACTCACGCCTGATGGTTTTAGCTTTTTCAAATTTTGCAATGTAGCCTTTAGCTAAATCATGCATTATGCAGAGTACCTATCATAATAACCTATACCACCACCAGAACCAGTAAGTAATGATCTTCTTCCAGTACCTTTTCTTTTTCTTGAAACGTTTTCTTCTAAGGCATCTTGTTTCATTTCAGATGTTTTAGTTTGTTCTTTCTCAACTTGAGATTCACGTTCCATTTTAGATTCCGCACTCTCTTGAGGTGGGCTTGGCGATCTACTTGAAAGACACATATAAAACTCCTTTTCTTTAACGCATACCTATCAAACAAAAAATACACAACGCACAAATGGACAGTGTGGATAGGGTGGATAGGGTGATTACATTCTTGACCATAAACCTTGCCGTCTGTTTTGCTTTGGTTGTCTAGTGAAAACATCAAAAGAAGTTTTAGCTTGAAACGCATGAACGTTTTGTTTCTGACCCATAACTTGCCTACCCTCACCTGACCCAAGCATTAGGTATTGCAATGCATCATGTATATGTGAGAAACGATCCTTGTTTGGCTTATCATCATAGCGTTCACCTGATACTTGTATTCGTCTATAATGGTAACCACCCTCAAAGCCTTTGATTAATTCTTTACATCTATAATCAATCAATACACCAGATTGACCATCAACCATTCTTTGCAAAGGACCAGAGACAGACTCTAACCTTAAAGCAACGTCATTACTGTGAGTTGGTCTTGCTTTAAGACCTGCTCCTCTTAATATCTGAAAAGGTGTTGATTCATCTGTTTGTGCCCTAAAGTCTCCTGCAGGATCACCAAATATATTTACCTCACAGTTTGCGTAACGTAATGCTATCTCTTGTCTAAGTAACTCAGCAAACCTAACAATACCCATATCAAATGCTACTATCTCTTGCAGTATTAACCAACGACCACGAACCTTTTGAGCGAACACACCTGCAGGCGTTAAACCAAAGTCAAGACCTACATATAAAGGTAATCCATCTGCAACGGGTATCTCTTCTTTAGATACATGAACGTCTGCACTAAACATATTGTAAACTGGTTTACCATCTTGAATAGTTCCTAATCTATTCATAACGTAAACATCTATCCAGGATTTTGTCTTACCTTGTAAAAGATTAGGATAATAACTTTCCATCATATGTTTTTTGTTTTCAGCTACTGGATTAGGAGTGTACTTATCTATTTCTCCATCCTCATTCTTTACCTCTAACATGGCAGAGGGCTGAGTATAGAACCTCCAGTTATCAGGTTTAACTAACATCTTAGTTTCTTCTTTTGTCATATGATCTGGAATAGGAACTTCACCTGCCATGATTGCCCACCAATGATCCTCTTCGGGTGCGTTGGTATCAGCAATAACACCGGTCCAAGTTGGACCTCCATCACGCATTGAGGGATATCTGCCAACTCTCATAGTGCATGCATCTATAATACTTTTTGGAATCTCACGTGCTTCATTTATCCAAATGCCCGTTAACTCTAATGATAAAAGCTTTTTTACATCTTCAGGTCTGTCGAGTGCAAGGAATATAACTTCCAACTCAAGATCACTCTTGGATATTTTGTGCGTATATGGAACTGACCAAGAAAACCTACCCCAAGTTTCTTCCGGAAACCAGTCCAACCAAGTCTTAATCGTGGTAGTACGAAGCTGAGGATTGGTGTTTCTGATAATCGCCCACCTACTTTTACGTTTGCCATCTGCTGATTTCTCCTGCATTAATGCTCGTCTAAATACTTCTATACAACAAGCAACTGATTTACCTGATCCAACTGGACCTCTTAGTCCTCTAAAAAAAATATCATCCTTGAGAAAAGATTTACATACCTCCCCATCAGGTTTGTATTTAAAGTTTATCAATCCTCATGTCCTTACCGACCTTTGTTAATTTTTCAATAACATCTGGAGCAATAGCTGAAATCATTTTGTCTGCTTCATAATCAGTACAGAACTGTTCGGGATAATGTTTAAAGTGAACCTGCTTAACGACTATACGAAGTATATCTCTGTCTTCTTTGTTTAACTTATGAAGTCTCATTTAACCACTCGTGTCATCTGATCAACTTGTTTGTTTTTGAGACTGCGACAGTATCTATTATAAAAATGATTACTTATCTTGTTAAAAAATCTAAAAAGTTCAAAGTGTATTTTGATCATTGTCCATCCTATGTGTAAGAGCGAAAGCTTCTCGTTTTGCTTGCAATCTTTTTGGGTTGTTTAGATACTTGTTTACCTGCTCTAATTGCTCTGCGTTTAAGAGCCGAAGTCTTGGAGTATTCACTGGAAGATAAAGCCTTAATTGCTTTCTCAGGTAGATAACGTTCGCCAGTTGCTTTACTCCCTTGTGTACTAGGTTTACCTGATTTCGTTCTCCATTTTTGTTTTGTCCACGCACGAAGTGACCTCTGTGATTTCTTTAACGCCATTTATTATTAATCCACTTAATAGTTGCATAAGCACCTAAACCTAAAAAAATATAACTGATCCCATCAAACCAAGACATCTCATGTAAAACTGTAACTAGGTCTGCTGTTATCCAATCCATCAGGAAGTGTATCCTCCGCCTTTGGCTTTGTATTGTTTAGCAAGCATCTGTGCTTTTCTTGCAGACCATTGCCCGGGTCTACCACCCTTACCACTACGTTTTATTCTATTAAAGATAGCTTTACGCATAGATGGTTTGGTATAGTTGCCTGCCTCGTTGACTGCCATTACTTCTTCTTCTTCATAATTTTTTTCTGTAAAGAAGCAGGCAATGTCTTTTGCTTACCAGTTAATAAACTCTTCTTCTTTGGTGGTCTGCCTTTAGTAGAACCATATGTACCTTTGC